CCGGAAATCCGGGGCGCAGGCCCCTGAACGCCCGCGAACCGCAGCCCCGAATGGTCACCCCACGGTGTCCTCAGTGGATGCCGCCCGAGGGTCGTAAGGCCTGGCGTTCCGTCACAAAATCACTGCGACACATGAAACTCCTCACGGAGGCCGACGCCCACGCCCTGACCCTCTACTGTCAGACCTGGGCGCAGTGGCGGCAGGCCGTAGATTTCCTCAACACCAAGGGCCCCGTGTATGCGATCTACGAAGACGAGCCCGACAAGGACGGCAATCGCCGCGTCAAATATCTTCAGCAAGCCCCGCAGGTCAGCATCGCCCGCAACTGCGCGGAGATGCTCATCAAGCTGGAGCGCGAGTTCGGCTTCACCCCCGCCTCGCGCAGTCGCATCACGGTCCCGGCCGACGCTGGCGGAAAGGGCAAAGGAGAGAACCTTGAAGACCGCATCTTCGGCGCCGTCCCCATCATCGGCAGATTCGCATCCGCCTGAGCGCGCCGCGAGCGTCTCGACGCTGGCGACCGTGCCCATCGCGCAGCTCGCGCTCTCTCCCTACAATCCGCGCACGATCTCCCGTGACGCCCTCGCCCGTCTGACGCGCAGCTACGCGCGGTTCGGCTGCGTCAAGCCCATCGTCGTCAACCGCCGGACCGGCCGGGTCGTCGCCGGCCACCAGGGCGTCCGCGCCGCGAAGCGTGCGGGGCTCACGGAGCTGCCGGTGGTCCACGTGGACTTAGACGAGAGCGCGGAGAAGGCCCTGAACGTTGCGCTGAACAATCCGAATCTCGCGGGCGAGTGGGATTTCCCGAGACTCGCAGACGTGCTGCGGGATCTCGAGGGCGCCGACTTCGACCTGACGTTGACGGGTTTCGACCCGAGCCAGATAGCCGAACTCATGCCCGCGCCCAAGGCCCCGGGCGCAGAGGGCGGGGGCGCAAAGGCCGAACCCCGCCGCATGGAATGTCCGAGCTGCGGTTACGTTTTCGAGTGCTGAACAATGGCGAAGAAGGCAGCGAAATCCAAATTGAAGAGGGCGCCGCGCCGCCACTCGAAGAAGCGAGCCGCCGCGAAGAAGAAACCCGCCCGCGCGAAACGGCCCCGTGCACGCAAGCGCAAACCGAAACGTCCGCCGCTCATCCATCCGGAGGGATACTACTTCGACGAGACGGCGGCCGAGAACGCGGTGCTCTTCTTCGAGAAGTTCCTGGTTCACGTCAAGGGTGAATGGGCCGGTCAGCCGTTCAAGCTGACGGCGTGGGAACGCGAGGAGATCATCCGCCCCGGCTTCGGATGGAAACGCCCCGACGGCACGCGGCAGTATCGCATGATCTACGTCGAGGTCCCCCGCAAGAACGGCAAGTCGACGCTGGCCGCCGGCGTCGCCCTGTATCTGCTTGTCGCCGACCAGGAGCCCGGCGCCGAGATATACTCGGCCGCCAACGACCAGAGCCAGGCTTCCATCGTCTTTGACATCGCCAAGCGCATGGCGCGGGCGAAGCCCGCGCTCAAGAAGCGCCTGCAGGTCTATCGGTATGCGATCACCGCCGAGCATCTTGGCGCCTCTTACAAGGTCCTCTCCTCGAAGGCGCAGACGAAGGACGGCCTGAACGCGCATGGGGTCATCTTCGACGAGCTGCACAAGCAACCGAACCGCGAGCTGTGGGACGTGCTGACGACGGCGGGCGGCACACGCCGCCAGCCGATGGTCTTCGTCATCACCACGGCGGGTTTCGACAAGCACTCCATCTGCCGCGAGCAGCACGATTACGCGCTCAAGGTCCGCGCCGGCATCATCAACGACCCGGACTATCTGCCCATCATCTGCGCAGCGGATAAGGACGATGACATCACCGACGAGAAGGTATGGACGAAGGCGAACCCGAACCTTGGCATCACCATCAAGCGCGATTACCTCGCGCGGCAAGTCGCGCGAGCCGCCGAATCGCCCGCCTACGAGAACACCGTCAAGCGCCTCCATTTCAACATCTGGACCGAGCAGGACGTGCGCTGGCTCTCGATGCAAAAATGGGACGCCTGCGCCAGAGCCGTCAGGGAGCCCGAACTCCTGGGCCGCCCGTGCTACGCGGGCCTCGACCTCGGCAGCGTCTCGGACCTGACGTCGCTGGTGCTCCTCTTCCCCGACGACGACGGCCCCTGGCCGGTGCTGCCCTTCTTCTGGTTGCCGGCCGACAGCGTGACGCCCCGCGTGAGAAGCGCGTCGGTCCCCTACGACGTGTGGGTCCGCGACAAGCTCATCCGCACGACCCCCGGCAGCGCGATGGATTACGACCGCGTTCGACGCGATATCAACGGGATCGCCGACAAGTTCCGCGTCGTCGAACTCGCCATCGACCGCCTCTTTCAGGGCGACCAACTCAGCATGCAGCTCATGGGCGACGGCTTCGAGGTCGTCAGTTTCGGCCAGGGTTTCTACTCGATGGCCGCGCCGACAAAGCGGCTCGAGGAGTTCGTTCTCACGAAGCACCTCGCGCATGGCGGGCACCCGGTTCTCCGATGGATGGCCAGCAACGTCAGTGTCGAACTGGATGCTGCCGGCAACATGAAGCCCTCGAAGAAGAAGTCCGACGAGAAGATCGACGGCATCGTCGCGCTCATCATGGCCCTCGGCCGCGCAATGCTCGAGCCGGCCGAGGCGGGCTCGGTCTACGAAGAACGGGGGGTGCTCACGATATGATACGAGTGCGACACATCTTAGCGTGCATTGGATTGGTGCTGATCACGACCGGGGCCTGGTGGCTGTCGCCCCCTTGGGCGCTCATCGTCATCGGCGCTCTCATCCTCATCGACGTGACCGTTGAAAGGAAACGCGAATGATTATCCTCGAGGCACTCAGGGCGCTGCTTGGGCGGCGCTCCGGAAGCATCCTTTATGACCCCCGGCGTCCGGGATTGTGGAGCTGGGCGAGCGCTGCCGGCATCACGGTGACCGCCGACACGGCGCTCACATACTCTGCCATCTACTGCGCGGTCACGCTGCTCTCGCAAACGGAAGCGGTGCTGCCTTTTCCGGTGTTCAAACGCCTCACGCCTCGTGGCAAAGAGCGGTTCCGGACACATCCGAATTACACCCTCCTTCACGACCGGCCCAATCCCGAAATGGGTTCGCTCGATTTCCGGCAATGCCTCATGGGACACGTCCTGATGTGGGGCAACGCCTATGCAGAGATTGAACTCAACGGCGCGGGCAAACCCCTCGCTCTCTGGCCGCTGAGGCCCGACCGCACCGAACCGAAACGGACGAGCTCGGGGCAGCTCTACTACGAGGTCCGGGACAAGAACGGCCACGCGACCACGCTACTGCCCGAGCAGGTTCTGCACTTCAAGGGGGTCTCCTTTGACGGCCTGGTCGGATACTCAGTCATCCGCCTCGCCCGCGAAAGCATCGGGCTCGGCCTGGCGACCGAACGGTTCGGCAGCAGCTTCTTCGGCAGCGGCGCCCAGCCCGGGTCGGTGCTTCAGCATCCCGCGAAGTTGAGCGACAAGGCCTACGAGCGGCTCAAGGAGACCCAGGAGGAGAAGATAAAGGGGCTCGGCAAGGCACACCGAATGATGATCCTCGAGGAGGGTATGAAGTGGGAGAAGATCGGCATCCCCCCCAACGACGCGCAGTTCCTCGAGACCCGGCAGTTTCAGGTGACCGACATCGCCCGATGGTTCAACCTGCCGCCGCATAAGCTGAAAGACCTCGAGCGCGCGACGTTCGGAAACATCGAGGAACAGAACATCGAGTTCATTCAGGATTCAGTCATGCCCTGGCTCGTCACGATAGAGCAGGAATGCAATTGGAAACTGTTCTCGACTGCAGAGCATGGTGAGGTCTTCGCCGAGCACGTTGTTGCAGGGTTCCTGCGCGGTGACATGGAGAGCAGATACAAGGCGTATGCAATCGGCCGGCAGTGGGGATGGCTGAGCGCGAACGACGTGTGCGAGCTCGAGAACACGAATCCACTGCCGGGCAAACAGGGCGACATGTATATGGTGCCGATGAACATGGCCGGCGCCGACGCCGTGCTGGCGGCGAAGGCCACGGGTTCGCGGCACGCAATCGACTGCATCATCGCATCACACCGGCCGCTGCTGGAGAGCTGCGCGCGGCGCGTCGTGACGAAGGAAGTCCTCGCGTTCAAGCGCAGCGTGAAGCTGCCGCTCAGGGAACAGCCGCGACAGGCTATTGAAAGATTCTATGCCGACCACGCCGACTACTTCATCGAGTTGATGGAGCCCGCCGTCATCGCGCTGGCCGGCGCCCTGTGCACGGTGCGCGCGTGCGTCGTGCCGCCGGGCTATCTGCGCACACTCGCCGCCGAGCACGTCGCTCGAGCGCAGCAGGAACTCAACGGCGCGGACGGCCACAGGGCCTGGACTCCCGAAAGCGTGCAAGAGTGCATGGACCTCTGGCACACTCAGAAACCGGCATCGATTGCCGACCGCATTATCACGGACCTGAACCCCGTCACAAGGGAACTCGCGCTCACTGTGGAAGGAGCTGACAATGGAGAAAGTGGAGAAGTCGCTTGAACGCCGTTATCTGTCGGCCGACGTAGCCCTGCTCGAGCTGCGCGGTGACGACGACGAGAAGCCGAGGATCGTCGGTCACGCCGCCGTCTTCAACAAGCTGAGCCTGCCGTTGGGTTTCTCGCAGTTCAGGGAGCGAATCCTGCCGGGTGCCTTCGCAGAGTCGCTGGCCGCTGGTGACGACGTGCGGGCGCTGGTGGACCACGAGTCGTCGCGCATCCTCGGCCGCCGCAAATCCGGAACGCTGCGGGTGAGCGAAGACGCGAAGGGGCTCCTTGCCGACATCGACCCGCCGGACACGAGCGTCGGTCGGGATGTCCTCGAGAGCATCCGACGCGGCGATCTCGACGGGATGAGCTTCGCCTTCGAGACCGTCAGCGACAGTTGGGCGACGGAGGATGGGGAGACCGTCCGGACGCTCGAGAAGGTCAAGGTGTTCGACGTTTCCGTGGTCACGTATCCTGCTTATACCGACACGGACGTCGCGGTGCGTTCCCTGAAATCGTGGCAAAACGAGGCAGTTCAGGCTGCCGGCAGGATGCACAACATGGCGATGAGGCTCCGCCTGGCCGAGTCAACCGACGCAGGAGGGCAGAAATAGGGCATCGGCATGTCCGATGCGTTAAAACGACTTGACAGCCGCATCTTCTGCGGTCATTCTCCCTACGGTATTCAAGCTGCGAAATCGGTCGAGGGTCCGATGATTCCCGACTGGTTTCGTGGAACGGTGAGAAACGCCCGTCCGTCGATGAGCGCAGACCACCCGCGTAAAGACAATTTACGCTGGTGGTCTGCGCTTTCTTTTTGCGTCCACCGGCCGGTCAGACAGCAGGAGGTGGGCAATGACAATCAAGGAACTGATGGAAAAGCGGGCGAAGGCCATTGCTGATGCGCGCGCGCTCTATGAGAAAGCCGAACAGGAGAAGCGCGAGGCGACCGCCGAGGAACACGAGCAGTTCGACAAGCTGATGGATGACGCCCAGAGCTGTGCGGACGACGCCAAGAGGCTCGAACGGCTCGCCACCCAGGAAGCCGAGCTCGAGACGAGCGCCGGCCGCAGGACCGCGCCCGAGGACCCCGAGAAGCGCAACCAGCTCCCCGACCCGGAGACCGCTTCAGCAGCCGCGCCGGCCGGCGAGGACCGCGCAGAGAAGAGGATGGAGACGTTCCGGCGCTTCCTCGCCAACGGCCCCACCATCTTCTCGGCCGAGGAGGTTCGCGCTCTTCAGGCCGACAGCGACATCCTCGGCGGCTACATGGTCCCGCCGATGCAGTTCGTGAATGAACTCATCAAGGCCGTCGACGACCTCGTCTTCATCCGCAAGATCGCGCGCGTCATTCCCGTGACCACCGGTGATTCCCTCGGCGCCCCGTCGCTTGACGCCGACCCGGCCGATGCGGACTGGACCGCCGAGATTGCCACCGGAAGCGAGGACAGCACGATGGCCATCGGGAAGCGCGAGCTGCACCCGCACCCGCTCGCCAAGCGCATCAAGTCGTCCAACAAGCTGATACGGGTCTCCGCAATTCCGGTCGAGCAGCTCGTCCGCGAGCGTCTCGCCTACAAGTTCGGCGTGACCGAGGAGAAGGGTTTCCTCACGGGCAGCGGCGCGAACCAGCCGCTCGGCGTCTTCACGGCGAGTGACGACGGCATCAGCACCGGCCGCGACGTCTCGACCGGTAACGCCGAGACGGAAATCAAGGCCGATGGGCTGGTGAATGCGAAGTACGCGCTGAAGGGCCAGTACTGGGGGAGGGCGCAGTGGGTCTTCCATCGCGACGGCTTGAAGCAGATCGCGCTGATGAAGGACGGCAACGGCCAGTATATGTTCCAGACGTCGATGCGAGAGGGGCAGCCGGACCGCTTGCTCAACTTCCCGTTCAACATGAGCGAGTATGCGCCGAACACCTTCACCACCGGCCTCTACGTCGGCGTCCTCGGTGACTTCGACAACTACTGGATCGCCGACGCCCTCAACATGACGGTGCAGCGCTTAGCCGAGCTGTATGCGGAGACCAACCAGGTCGGCTTCATCGGCCGCATGGAACTCGACGGCATGCCGGTCCTCGAGGAGGCGTTCGTGCGAGTCACGCTCGCATAACCAAACCCCGTCGGATACGGGAGGGATGAGCCGCAAGGCGCCCTCCCGTCTCCGAGGTAATGCAAGGAGAATGCAATGCAACTGAGCAACGATGTGCTTGCTACGCTCGGGCTCATTCAGACGGCTGATGGCCAGACCGACCCCGATACTGCAGTCGTGGACATGGCCGGGTGGGACGGCGTGCGCTTCATCTGTGTCCTCGGGGTCATCACTGGCGCCGGGACCGTGTCGATGCAGGTCAAGGGTTCGGCGACCGACGCTGTCGGCGCTGCGCTCGCCGGCGCGGTGGCACTGGCCACGGCCACAGCTCAAGGCGGCAGTCTGCTCATCGTCGATGTGTTCAAGCCGATTCACCGGTATATGTCGGCGACGATCACCCGCGCCGTCGCCAACAGCGTCCTCGGCGGCGTCGTCATCGAGCGCTATCGCGGGGTCAAGAAGCCCATTACCGAGGAAGCGGCTTCGCAAATTGTTGCTGGCGTCTCAGTCGTGAGCCCGGCTCTGGCGTAAGCTCAAGAAGGACCGCCCGACGGCAGCAAGGGTCGGGGTTGCACCGTGTCTTTGTTGACTACTCGCCCCGGCTTCACGTTCCCCGCGTGAAGCCCCGGGCGGGGCAACCAGCGGAAGGGGAGCCTCATGTCTTACCAACCCAAGGTCTATCGGAAGCAGGGCGGCGACGAGCTGGTCGTCGCGAGCAGCGGGATTCTGCGGCTCGATTCCGGCGCCGTTATCGCCGGGATTCCGCCCGAGTTTGTTGGAAAGACCGTCATCGACACTGCCATCGACCTGACGCTGGCCGCCGCGACCCACAGCGGCGGGCTGATCCTGGTGACGGCGGATGCCGGCACCGACACCAAGATCACGCTGCCCGTTGGCGTCGTCGGCATGGACTTCGTCATCATGAACGGCGAGGCGGATGCGGGTCTGCTGCTTCAGGTGGACCTCAACGGGAACGAGATCATCGCGGGGGCGAATCTCACGATTGCCGCGACCAAGCTCGCTCTTCTCACGAAGGTGACGAGCATCCAATACGACTACATTCATCTCGTGTGCAACGTCGCCGCAACATCATGGCGCTGCGTGGCGAAGCGCGGGACCTGGGTCACGTCGGGATAAGCGTCTGAAAACCTGGATCCGGGGCTCGGGTCCCCGGTCTCGGACTTTTTCAATCGAAAGGCGCGAATCATGTTCGCAGAACGACACGTCGTCACCCTGACGACCGACGAGTCGGGTGACGCCACCGGATACACGCCCGTCATCACCGGCCGAATTCTCGACATCATCTACGCCAAGACCGACTTCGCCGACGGCGTCGATTTCACCATCACCCTCGAGGCGACCGCACAGGCACTGTGGTCCGGCACGAACGTCGATACCTCCGCAAATGTCGCCCCCCGACAGCCGACGCACGCGAGCGATGGAACCGCATCGCTATATGCGGCGGGAGGCGAGCCGGTCGAGGACCACATCGTCGCCGTCAATGACCGGGTGAAGATCGTCGTGGCACAGGGCGGCGACACGAAGACCGGAACCTTTCACATTGTGGTGGGATGAGGATGAAGATCAGGCTGAAGACCATCATGGCCGGTCCCCAGGGGACCGCCGGTCCGGGTGACGTGATTGACCTGCCCGAGGCGGCCGCCCTTGTGCTTCTGAAGAGCGGACAGGCATCCTTGGCGCCGCGCGAGCGTGTGCGGCCTCCTGCTGAGAGGGCGACCGCCGAGCCGGCAGCCGAAGAAACAGTCGCGACGCCGGCGGCCCCGCCGGCAAGACGAGGGACCCGGCGTCGGAAACAACGGAAACCGGAAAGATGATCCTGACATTCTCACGTGGGCCCCGTGCGGAACCCTTGCACGTCGAGGACGCGAAGCTCCACCTGCGCGTCACCGAGACGGACTCGGACGCCCTCATCCGCTCGCTCATCACGGCGGCTCTTGGTTACGCCGAGATGTTCACGCGCCGCCAGTTCGTCACCGCCACGCTCAGACTCACGCTCGACGCGTTCCCCGCCGTCATACGCCTGCCGCGACCGCCGCTCGCGTCGGTCACCTCGATTCAATACACCGACATCGACGGCGTCACGCAGACCCTCTCGTCGAGCGACTACCAGGTTGACGGCAGAAGCGAACCGGCCCGCATCCAGCCCGCCTACGGCGAGAGCTGGCCATCGACGCGCAGAGAACTCAATGCCGTGACCGTCACCTACGTCGCCGGATACGCGACGCCCGTCAGCGTCGACGCGAGCGCTAACACCCTGACGCTCCTGGGGGACCTGACCTACGCCGACGACGACGTCGTGCGCCTGAGCAACAGTGGCGGGGCACTGCCCCTGCCGCTCGACGAGAAGACCGACTACTACGTCGTCAGCGCCACAGGCAGCACCGTCTCGCTATCTCTGACGGAGGGGGGCGCGGCGATCACGCTGAACGACGCGGGCACCGGCACGACCTTCATCGGCGGCACGGTCCCCGACCAGGCGCTCTCGGCGATGCGGCTTCTGGTCGGGCACTGGTTCGAGAATCGCGAGGCCGTGACGCTTCCGGTCCCCGCCCGGCCGCTGCCGATGGCGGTCGATTCGCTCCTCTGGGCTCTGAGGACCTTCTGACATGCGTGCAGGGAACCTGCGACACAAGTTGGAGATTCAGGAGAACACGCCGACGCGCAACGCCGTCGGCGAGGAGGTGGACAGTTGGACGACCGTCGCAACCGTGTGGGCGTCCATTGAACCGCTCTCGGGCGTCGAACTCCTCAACGCGCAGCAGGTGGCGGCCGAGACCACGGTCCGCATCGGCTTGCGGTATCGTTCGGGGGTCACGGCCGCCCATCGCATCAAGTTCGGCGCTCGCATCTTCGACATAAATGTGGTCAGCAATGTAGGGGAGCGCAACCGCGAACTGCAACTGCTCTGCAAGGAGGCGGCCTGATGGCGGCGCTCGCGACACTCGAGATGAAAGGATTCGAGGCTCTTGACCGCAAGCTCCGTCGTCTTGAGAAGCGCGCGGCGAAGAAGGTGCTGAAACGCGGCCTGCGTTCGGGGGCGAAGGTCATCCAGCGCGAGGCGAAGAGCCGGGCGCCGGTTCTCACGGGCGCCACCAGGAAGTCCATCAGGGTTCGCGCCATGAAGAAGCAGAAGCGCGGCGTCGTCGGAATCTCCGTCCGCACCAGCAAGTTCGACAACCTGTTCACCGGCGACCAATACTACGCCGCCTTCGTCGAGTTCGGCACGTCGCGCATGGAGGCGAAGCCGTTCCTCGAGCCCGCGTTCGAGGCGCGCAAACATGAGGCGAGCGAGACCATCAAGCGCGAGGTCGCCGCAGGCATTGCACGGGAGGCGAAAGCAGGATGAGCGTTGAAGCGGGGCTTTACACACACCTGGCGGACATAAGCGGTTCGACCGCTGCGGCCAGGGTCTATCCCGTATGGGTGCCCCAGGGCGCCGACTACCCGGCCATCACCTGGCAGAGAATGGGATCCCCCCGTGAGCACACGCACGACGGCGCCTCGCGGCTGCTTATCGCGCGGTTCCGCGTCGTCTCCTGGGCAGAGACCTACAACGCCGCGATGAACTTGGCCAATATCGTGCGGCTCGCCAGCGACGGCCTGAGCGGCACGATGGGCGGCGAGTCAATAGAGGAATGTCTGCTTGCCGACGAAGCGGACGTGCCCGCCGAGGCATCAGCCGACCTCGACGAGCGCCGCGTCTTCGGCCGGGCGGTTGAGTTTGATATCTACTACGTCGAGGCCGCGCCGTCGGTGTGAGAAAACATCAGCCACGGAGACACGGAGAACACGGAGAACAACGGCTTTTTCTTTTTAACAGAAACAGCGCTGTTTGCTTCTCTCTGTGCGCTCTGCGGCTCTGTGGCAAAAAGGAGGACGAACCATGACGACCAGTGCAAAATCCGGATTCGGGACAAAGCTCCAGTATGGTGACGCTGCGAGCCCCGAGAAGTTCACGACCGTCGCTGAACTCATCAACATCGACCCGCCCGAGATGAGCGACGTTGACATTGACGTCACCTCGCACGATTCGCCCGATGCTACCGAGGACATCAACTCGGGCTGCGTGGACCACGGGGAGATCGTCAGCGAGGGGAACTTTGTCAACGACGCGACGCAGACGGCGGTGCGCGGAAACGTCGGAGGCGCCGTCGGCAACTGGCAGCTCTGCGCTCCGAACTGGGGAGCGCGCACGAAGACGTTCACCGCCAACGCGAGCACCGACGTCGTCACCGCCGCGGGCCACGCGCTGACGACCGGGCAGCCGGTCCGGCTGACGACCACCGACACGCTGCCGGCGGGCCTGTCGGCCAACACCACCTACTGGGTCCACTATATCTCTGCCGATACATTCACTCTGCACACCACCAACGCCGGCGCCGTCGCCGACAGCGGCAAGGTCGACATCACCGACACGGGCACCGGCACGCACACGGTTCAGATTGGCACGCGGCTCGACTTCGCCGGAAACGTCAAGGCGTTCAAATCGAACGCGCCGCTGCGCGGCGCATTGGGTTACAGCTTCAAAATCAGGGTCACGGCGGCCGTGACCTATAGTTGAGGAGACTGACATGCCATCGAGCGCAAAGAGTGCATTCGGCACGAAGCTCTATCGCGGCGGCTCCGGCACGCCGAAGACGGGCGGAACCCTCATCGAGGAACTCACGAGCATCGACCCGCCCGAGGCGTCCGACGTGGACGTCGACGCCACCTCTCAGGATTCCGCATCCGTCAGCGAGGACATAAACTCCGGATGCGTCGATGGCGGGGAGATCACCATCGAGGGCAACTACACGGCGGCGGCCGGGCAGGAACTCCTGCGCGGCGACGCCGGGGGCGCCGCCCAGGGTTACTACATCAACCTCGCGGGCGGGTCGGGACAGAAACAGCTCGACTTCTCGGCGAACGTCAAGAACTTCAAGCTGAACCTGGCATTGCGCGACGCGATTCGATTCAGCGCAAAACTCAGAATCACGGGCGCCGTCACGTGGACGAACCAGGGTTGAAGCGGAATCCGGATCCCGGATCTTTGAATCCGTGAAGAGGAGGGAGAGACGTGAAGCAGTTGACGCAGGATGAGATTCTGGCCGCCGACGACCTCGTGACCGAGGAGGTCGAGGTTCCCGAATGGGACGGCGCCGTTCTCGTGCGCAGCCTGAGAGGAGATGAGCGCGACGCCTACGAGGCGAGCATCGTCAAGGGCGAGGGCGAGGAGGCCGTCAGCGACCTCGAGAACATGCGCGCGAAGCTCTGCGCGCGGTCGATTGTGGACGCCGACGGCGCGCGCATGTTCAGCGACGATGACATCGCCGCCCTGGGTCGGAAGTCCGCCGCCGGGCTTCAAAGGATATTCATGGTCGCCCGGCGGTTGAGCCGCATGACCGCCGAGGACGTGAAGGAGCTGGCCGAAAATTTCGGCGCCGGCCAGGGCGGTTCTTCACCTTCAGATTAGCCCTGGCATTAGGTAGAACGCACCGCGAGCTGCTGCATTCAATAAGCAGCGAGGAGATCAGCGAGTGGATGGCTTTCGATTCGCTCGAACCTTTCGGAGATGAGCGCGCCGACCTGAGAATCGCGCAGCTCTCGGCACTCGTTGCCAATGCGTGGAGCGGCGAAGGCGACCGGCCGCTGGGCGTCCTTGACTTCATGCCGTTCCTGCACGAGGGACCGGTCGGCCAGACGGCCGAGACGCAGGGAGCTATATTGAAAAGCATCGGCGAGACGATGAGGAAGGACGACTGATGTCAACTATCGCTTCATTGCTTGTGAATTTGAAGGCCTCGACCGGCCATTACGAGCGCGGCATGGCGAAAGCGCGAAGGAAGACGAAACTCTTCGGCGGCGCCGTCAGCAGCGTCACCGGGCTGTTAGGCACATTCGGCGTCGCCCTCGGCGCAGCCGGCATCATCATGGGCATCAAGTCCGTCGTCAGCGCCTACGGCCGGCAGGAGGCGGCGGTGAAGTCTCTGTCCGACGCCCTCGACCTCTTAGGCAAGGGCGGCGCCGACACCATGAAGGATATGCAGCGCTTCGCCGCCGGCATCCAGAAGGTGACGACCGTCGGCGACGAGGCGGTCCTCGAGCTTGCATCCCTCGGCGCGTCGCTCGGAAAGCTCTCGGGGGAGGGCCTCAAGAAGGCCACGACGGCCGCGATCGGCCTCTCGAAGCGCATGCAGGTCGATACCGTCACCGCCATGCGCCTCGTCGCTCGAGCTGCGGTCGGCGATACGGCAACCCTCGCCCGATACGGTATCAAGCTCGACCAGACGATGACGCAGCAGGAGAAATTCAACGCCGTCCTCGATATGGGGTCCGAGGCCTTCGCCCTCGCCAAGGGGGAGACCAGCACGTTTCGCGGGCAGATGGAGCAACTGAAGAACACCCTTGGCGACATCAAGGAATCCATCGGCGCCGCCCTCGTGCCCGCGATTCTCAGGTTCGTCAAGCGCCTTCAGTCCGCCATCGAATGGGTTCGCAATCTCAACAAGGGGACGGTCCAGACCATCAAGACCATCGCGAAGTGGGTCATCGGCCTCACCATTGCCATCAAGGTCATCAAGCTCGTTCGGGGCGCCATCTACGCCATCGTCGCCGCCTATAAGGCGCTCGCCGCCGCCAAGGCCATCTCTCAGGCCTTCAGCGGGCCCGCCGGATGGGCGACCCTCGCCGCCGGCGCCGTCATCGCCACCGGCGCCGTCATCGGCATCAACAAGGCATTCAGCGACCTCGAGGACAAGGCCGGCGACGCGAGCGCCGCGATTGCCCACGTCAAGGTTCAGAACGACGCCCTCACAGGATCGCTGAAGGAAACGGCAGTGGTCGCGAAAGAGGCTGCCGAGAAGATAGCGAGCGTGCAATCGGTGCGCGACAAGCGTCTCGCGGACCTCGGCGCTCAGCTCCGCAAGGACCTCGACGCGGTCGGCGCCGACAGAACGTCACCTGGCGGTTACCGCGACCCGGGCACGGCCAGAATCTTCCAGCGCAGCCTCATCGATCCGCGCGGCCTCGCCTCATCGAAACGCGACGACCGCATGCTGCGCAGCAGCGAACAGCAGAAAGAAAAACTCACCGACATCCTCGAGGAACTGAAACTCATTCGACGTGAGAAGGGGCTCGCCTGACATGGCGCGCGTGAAGCTGGACAACATCAAAAACTCAGGCCGCCTGACACGCGACGGATGGGAACTCGAACGCCTTGCCACCGTCTACGAACTCACGGGCGACGCGCACAAACGTCTCGTTGACGCCGCCGAGGCCGTCGATTCCGTCACCGGCGTCGCCGTGCCCTCGATCGACGACGCGCATCCGTCGGTCGATGACCTGTATCTGGACGAGATAAGCCCGCTATCGGTGGCGCCCAAGGTCGTCAAATTGCGGCTCAGCTACCGCCAGCGCCCCGGCGTTGACGACGAATCACGAGTCCTCATCTCGATGAGCACCGCAACCCGCGACGTCGAAACGAACCTCGACAGGGACGGCAACATGATGAACGTCACCTACACCGAGGGCGCGACGCAGACGACCTATCACCAGGGGGTCATCGTCTCGGTGCAGCGTTCGAGCCGCGTTCTCGTCATCACGCGCACCGGTTCCATCTTCCCCATGATGGACGCCGACGACTACGCGGATCACGTCAACAGCAGGCCCTGGGACGTCGTCATCGGCTCGAAGGCGGGCGAATGGCTCTGCCGCCAGATCAACTCCGAGAGCGACAACAACGGCATCAGCTACGAAGAGCAGTTCCTCTTCGAACGGGGCATTGCCGTGCTCAACAAGGAGGGGAAGGTGACGGGATACAGTTGGGGGGCGGAGGCCATTTACATCGACCCCTCGACCGGCCGACCCCCGCATGACGTGAGCGTGACGAACGGAATGAGGTCACACAGAGGCACAGCGCTTGGCGCTTCCTACGCCGCATTCGAGGTCTATCCGGAGACCGATTTCAACGCGCTGCGCCTGACCCCAACCATCGGTTGAAACATGAGCCACAGAGACACAGAGAACACGGAGAACAACAGCCTTTTCTTTTTAACAGAAGCAGCGCTGTTTGATTCTCTCTGTGCTCTCTGTGCCTCTGTGGCGGACCAGAAGGAGGAATAACGCATGGCCACGAGAATCGGAGAGGACGTCCACATTGCCGGCAACCTGAGCGTTCAGACGCTCACCATCCCGGGCGGGACGGTGGATGATGCAGCGGTGAAGGCGGCCGCCGGACTGAGCGCGAGCAAGCTCCAGCACCAGCACTGCCTGACCTACAGCCAGGCGGACGGCAGCGACGTCGCCGCCGCTATCGTCCCGATTTACACGGTGCGCGGCACGAGCGCAACGATCGTCGCCGTCGAGGTCGTCTGTGTTGACGCCCCCTCGGGCGGCGACAAGGCCTTCAGCGTCGACCTCCAGAAGGCGGACGAGGGGACGCCTACGCCCGCCACTGTGCTGACGGGCACGATTGCCTATTCCCAGACGCAGAACGACTGCGAGGTGGAGCCCGGCACGATCGACAGCGCAGGTCTGGTTCAGGGCGATACCCTTCTTGCCGTCGTCGCGGTTTCGGGCTCGACCGGCACGCAGGGACAGGGTCTCGTCGTCACCGTCACCGTGCGCGAGGACGCGGACTGATGAGCGTGCATGATGTTCGATTCAGAAGAGGGCAGCGCCCCTCGGCGGCGAAGCTCAACCGCGCGACGGCGCCGCCGGTCATGACGGCCAGCTCACCGGCTCGGATGCGCCGTCGAGGGCGCGCGTTCGGATTTGTGATTGGCGTCAATTCCCTTCTTCCACGGGTGCCGAGAACATGAGCAGGCTCGGGATCAGATTCCGAAAAGGCGAGCGCCTCACGGCCGCGAAACTCAACCGCGCGATGGCGCCTCCCGACATTGCGGGCAGCGACCTCGTGGGCCTTCGGCAGCATGACGGAACCTTCGGCACGCACCTCAATCTCAACGCCCTGCTGCCCCGGATCCCGAAGCTGAAACGCTATCACGTGGTGGCGAGCGCAAAGGACAACTACACGACCGTGCGGGAGGACGCGAAGGACGACACCTCGGGCTATCAGCAGTTCTTCTTGGAGAACAACGACGACGTCGAATACAACGTCTTCGTCCACAGCGACACGCACTTCGGCTCGACGTTTCATCGCCTCATCGGCGACCTCACCTTCGACCACAAGGACACCCTCAGCATCACGTGTGCACCGACGGAGGCCTGGCCCGGTAACGTCACCGTCCGCTTCTGCATAAGACCGGTGCTCACCGACTGGACGCCCAATGGCCTGACATGGAACATCGCCTACGTCACCGATGGCGGTCTGAGTTTCGGCGATGAACTGTGGTGGACGCTCATCGCCGGTCTTTCGACCGATGATTCGCCGTGGTCAACGGAGTTGATCAAGTGGCCGGCGCAGGCCGCCGTCGAGGCGATGAACGGATGGGATGCCCTGTCGGTCATCTACGGCTTCGAACTCTACATCGAGGTCGACGCGACCGACGCCACTTACGCTGTCACCTACAACCCGACGCTCGCCGACAGCGCAGTCAGTGCCTACGTGATTTCACAGGATTGAGGAGAGACCATGTCTGAACAACTGCCACAGTTCCAGTGCGCCGAACACTCCGGAATCAAGATGAAGATCGAGAGCATCGAGACCGACATCGCCGAGATCAAGACCGACCTGAAATCCGTGATGAAGGAAGCCCTTCGGCGGGTGCCCTATCCGATCGTCTTTCTCATCTCGGGCCTCGGCATGCTGGCCATCGGTCTTGCCGTCGCCTGGCTGACAAGAGGATAGAAAAACTCTGCCACAGAGGCACAGAGAGCACAGAGAACAACGGCCTTTTCTTTTTAACAAAAGCACCTCTGTTTCTTCTCTCTGTGTCCTCTGTGCCTCTGTGGCAAACTGGACTCGCGCCATGAAAGGTCAGAAGCTGTGTCTCAGATGCGCGAAATGCTACTGCGTGACGTTTACGGACGATGCCTGTCGCGTCCGGTGCCTGCATCACCTCGGCATCGACCGGCAGACGGTCAATGACTGTGACCTTTTCTGGAGGAGGAGCCATGCGACACTCGCTCTGGGTTGGAATGCTGTTCTGCTTGGCTGCGGTTATCGGCTGTGCAGGCTGCGACCAGGTCGTCAAGGAAGTCGGGCCGAAACCGGCAACCGAGAAGGCCCTCGAAGCGGCGCAGGCCGCCGACACCCTCGCCGCCGAGACCGTGAACCGATCGGCCGAGACCGTCGAACTGACGGCGAAGGTCGCCGAAGAGACGCGGGCGCTTACAAACGAAAGTCCGCCGGCCTTGAAAACGAAGATGAAGGCGCAGGCAAATGATGCAGAAGACGCCGCGAAAGCGGCCCGCAAAACTCATGCTCTGGCGACGAAGCTCAAAGAAGCCGTGACTTTGACAGTCCATGAGACGACTGCCGTTGACAGGGAGGTCACCGCTCGTGAACCCGTAATTGCGAAGTTGGTCAGCGAAGTCACCAAGCTGCGAAAGTCGGCACAGACCGGACTGCTCGGCACACTCCTTGCGCACGTGGCTCTACTGGTCGGACTGGCCTCGTTCGCAGGGGCCGCCTACGCGCTGATTGCGCTCAAGAGCAAATTGCTCGCCACCGGTGCCGGCATATTCGGCGTCGTCTGCCTCTTAGGTTACTTTGTGACGATCCACGCGACAGTGATCAAGACCGGCGTCATGGGGATCATCGTCCTCGTCTTGATCGCGGTGGTGGCGAAGTTCATATTCTTCAGAGAGGCGACGAAGGGCATTGCCAGTTCCGTCAAGGACCACGGCGGCGGCGCCGCCACCATAATTGCCTCGACCGCCGACAGTAGAACCCCCGAGGGCCTCGGCGCGTGGCTCGGCAAGCTCAAACTCCGCGTCTGACGACCGCGTGGAGAAACCGTCGGGCCTTTTCCCCGGGGTTCGGCGACCGCTCGAGCGGGTCGCTCCCTTCGCCCGCTCGAGCACCCTTCTGCGCCGACGTTATGCAACACGTTTTATGCCCCTTCACCATAACCTCTTGAGCCCCAAAGACTTACGTCACCCCCAATTTCTGTCCGGCTCGCGTATAGCCCCAAGCTGCAAAATCACATTTTGCAGCCAAAAACCTTGCTCCCTAACCCCTTGGCATCCCTGATGTTATGACGACGGTATAATTTCTTTCCGTTTTTCCCTTGACTGTCCCGATACCACTGGTATAATATGTGCGGAAAGGGGGAAAGCGATGAAGATCAAGTTCAAAAGCGCGGACGGTCGCACCTGGTCGCTGCAGAGGGTTGCTCAATGCTTGGCAGTCGGCCAGAGAACGCTCCGAGACGGCAGCTTTTACCCGGATGACGTGGTCTCGCGAGCGAAGAAGTTCGCCGAATACCAAGCGCGCGACGCTGGCAGGCCAGTCAACGTTTCCTTAACCGGTCGCGTCAAGCGCGAAACCGAGAAGGCGGTGCTGTTCTCGGGAAAAGCCGAGTCTGGAGAACTCATCTCAGGTTGGTTCCCCAAGAGCCAGGTCACAGTCATGGAGAGGTCGATGGCGCATCTTGACCAACTTGTGATTCCCGAGTGGCTGTATCAAAAGAAACTTGAGGAGGACAAATCGTGAAACGCAGAGACGCAATGAGCATGCTGCGCGGGTGGCTCGCGCTCAGCAAGTCGATGGCCCGTCACGGCCGATGTAGCGCAGAGCAGAAAGGGGCTCGCATCGAGTGCGCTGCTGTTCTCAAAAGGGTTCGAGCTGTAAACGGTCATCCGCCGCTTGATGATGAATTGGCCGCGCACGTCGAGGGGACATTGAGAGGCATTGCCTCCGCCTTCGGATTCCCATCAAGATGGTCGGAGGTCCACGCAGCAGCCGCGCACAACATCCGCGAGGACGGACACGTCATGTTTATTCCCCCCTGGTGGGGAGAGAAATCGCAAATGAAGCCGGATGAAATGAAGAAGGCAATGGCCCTCAAAGGCTGGACGCAGACCGAACTTGCCGATGTCCTTGGGGTAACCCAGCCAGCGGTTCAGCGGTGGTTATCCGGGTCGAGGCGGATTCCCCTTCACGTGGCAATCGCCATCAGAAAGCTGGCTTGATGATGAGGCGATGTTTCTCGGTATGTCTGATGATTCTGGCGCTGGCGGGATGTTCACGACGCGAGACCCGCGAGGTCACGGTCCGCGACTTCGAGGTCCTGCGAGTCATCGACGGCGACACGTTCACGGTGATGTATGATGGCGAGGAGACATCGGTGCGGATCGCGGATTTCGATGCACCGGAACCCCGCGAGAAGGGGGGTCCCGAGGCGAAGGCGGCGCTTGAGAAGTTGATTGCCGGCCGGGTCGTGCGTCTCTCCTTCCCCGGCCCCCGCAAGCGCGATCACTTCGGAAGGCTGAGGGCGAACGTCTATGTTGATGGCCGCAATGTCGGTGAGCTGCTCAGAGAGGGGTCCCGATGATGGTCTTGAAGACCGTTGCCCTACGAATTATCCCCGTTCTGACCCCATCCTTTTCATCGGCTCCGTCCTCGCGTTCGTCTCAAGTGTCTGCTGAAGCTGGTAGACCTGCTGGGCGACGGCGTTGATCTGCTCGGGCACGGCAGCGTCCGGACGTCCTACCCTCGGCAGCCGCGCGTTGATGCCCTTCAGCTCGGCGACGACAGGCTTGAGCACCAGATAGAGAACAAGCGCCAAGAGCAGGAAATAGGGAAGCGAACCGAGAAGGCCAAGGACATAGACCTTGAGCAGTTGCGTATAAAAGAACATCTCGGCCTCTCGCACAGTTTTTTCAACGTCAGCAGCCGCATCGGCCCACAGGGGGGAAGCGCTGCCGAGGAGAATGAGCAGAACCACAGAAACGGTTAATATTCGTCGCATGCTTTGTCTCCTCCATTCTTCTTTTGTGTTCACGGTTTGCCCAGGTCGCCCGTCTTCAGGATGTTCACAAACTCATCCTGGCTCACGAGGATCTCGCGCTCAAAGCGTAACGCCCCTCCAGACCGGTCCGGCCGATAGATGTTGGCCCTGACCCAACCCGGCTGCTTCCTACCCTCGCCGAAATCATCGGGGCTCGCCTCTTGGATCTGAATGGCAAAGCCCAATCGAGACAGAGCTTCACCCCAGGGGAGTTCGTAAGCCGCGCGCGTGTCGTAGAAAATGTCCCCTGGGCCGAAGGCATAGCAGGGCGGCAAACCCTCCGTCCATGCAAGGATAGTCTGCTTGCTCTTCGGGTTCTCGGGATCGCTCCGAATGAGTTCGGTCAGCCGAATATCGAGAGCTTCCTTGAAAGCCTCCAACACACGGATCGTCCAGCCTTCCACATATCCCTCGCTGAATGTCACGGACAGTTTCGTCGACCTGTCCACGCGGTTTTTGCGAGGTTCTCCCTTTTTCGTCAAGAAGATGCTCATTCACCTGACCTCCGTTCCTCCAATGAGCAGCAGATAAAGCACATCCTCCTCCCTAATCGGTTCAACAGCACATGTAGTATGACCGACGGGGGAGGGCAGCGCAAGGAGCAATATGACTTTTTTCTGATTTTCTTCTTGACACGGCCCCGGGCCTTCAGGTAAAGTTCACGCGGAGGCAATGGATGACGTTGAGCATTCGGGACGTTTTGCGACGAATCGCACGTGGCATCCGCGAGCAAACGGCCCTGGCGGGCCGGGCGGGGCTCAGCCAGAGCTATTTGGGTTCCGTGATGCGGGGGACGGCTCAGATGGGCCGCAAAGGGGTTGTCGCGCTGGCTCAGGCCATCGGGGCAAAGGTCGTCCTGGATGAACAAAGCGGGGAGTTCCTTTACGAGGTCCCCGAGAAGAGGATCAAAGAGCTGGCTGCAGAGATCGCACAGGAGGCGGCAAAAGCGAAGGAAGAGAGTCGGGGCTGACGGCTTTTTTATTTCGGGCGTAACGTCGGATAATATATCGGAAATCCGTTTCGAGGGCGTCCGCGTCCTCCTTTCCGCCCCCGGCAGTCCACCCTCTCAAGCGGCTGCCGGGGGTTTTGTCTTGGAGAAGACGATGGCACGAATGGAAGTGTATCAGGACGAGGCAGGTGAATGGCGATGGCGCGTCGTCGCCGAGAATGGCGAGATCGTCATCCCGCCCGAGGGGCACACGCGGAAGATCGATGCAGAGAGAGCGGCGCGCACCGCAGCTCTTCTTCTGGTCGAGGCTCTTATTCGGCCGTGACGCCCTGTGTCGCTGCCAGCCGGAAAGTCTGTGGCAAGAACGGGGGTTGAGTTGAGCAAGCGCAAGGGAACGGGGACACGACGCCGCGTCGGGACGACGCGCCGCGTCAGTCTGAAGCGCTTCATCCGGGCCGAGTGCGCTAATTTTGTGGGATCCCGATGCATTGCGCGCTCTGACGCGGTGTGTCAGCCTGCCGACTGCGTCTACAAGCGCGTGCTTCTTGGAATTGCGGCTCAAAAGCCCGAATACGCCCACATTTCGGCCCTCTATGCGGCTCTTGGACCTCCCCCGAAGTGCGCACACCCCGACCCTGTTGCCGACCGGTCTGAGAAGACGCCACAGGCGCGCACAGAGGGCCTGCGTCGCGAAGCTGAGAGGACGGGGACGGAATCAGGCTCGGCGTCCGGTCGCCCGGGGCGGTCGGCCGACGCCAAGACGACCGGCCGCTGTATCGGTCCCGAGCCGGGGCAGACGCCTGTGCCGGAACTTAGGCTGAAGAGGCCGGCACAGGCCCTGCTCTTTGCACTTGGCCCTGGGGGTGTGTGATGACGGCAATAGACCTTCTTCTTGCGGCGATGGTCCTGGTCGAGTCCTCAGGCGACGACGACGCCATCGGTGACGACGGCTCCTCAAGGGGACCGCTCCAAATCGGCCGACTCTATTGGACCGACGCGGTCGACCAGCTCGCGAAGGAGGGGAACCCCATTGCGGAGGCACTCGACTACGAGGTCGACGTCTTCAATCGGCGGCTCTCGATGCTCATCGTCAAGGCCTATTGGCGGAAATGGGCGCCGAGAGCCTACGAGTCGGGCGACCTTGAGGTGCTCGCACGCTGTCACAACGGTGGCGGGCCGCGTTGGAGGGAGAAACCGGCGACGCTCCATTACTGGCGGAAGGTGAAGGCGGAGCTGGATAAGCAAAAGCGAAGATGAGGGATGAAGGCGTGAGTTATGAAGAGGAGTTGTATCGAGAGCATGACCGCGCGGTAAAACGCCAGCGTATAGAAGTCCACCTCCGCGCACTCCTCCGGCACGCCAGAAAAGCATTGCTCGAAATCACGAAGGCGACCGGTGAGCAGCAGACGCGCAGAATTGCGGAGGCTGCGTTGAAGAGGACGGACGACGCGAGATGAAAGGGGGACAGGATGTTGAACCGCGACGTTGAACTTTGTGCCGAGGAGTCTCTGACGGAGACGCTCCGGCGGCTGGTCGGCACGCCCGAGATGACGCCGGTTCTGTGGCGGCTCAAGGACGGCGAGCTGACGGACCTCGCGGGCGATGCGGTGATCGTGCGCGACGCGAAGCGGCGGCTCGCCGCTGAGCAGGGGCGGTTTCCGTTAGTCTCGCTCGAGCGGCTCGAGACGGTCGCGAGGCGCCTTGACCTCACCGGATGACAGGGAAGGGGAGTGAAGATGAAGACGCTGAAGTTTGGGCGGAACGTCGCGGAGATTGTAAAGGTGTGCGGGGATGAAGGCCGCCGATACGCGTTAGACGCGGTCGCGATCCGCAACGGTCAACTGATGGTGACGGACGGTAAGGCGGCCGTCATCGTGGGCGACGTCGATGAGGAGGTGCCCCAGATGCTGATCGCGGCAGACGCGTTCGAGGAGGCCGCGCAGCCACGCAACCGAACCGAAACGGACGAGCTCGGGGCAGATCTACTACAAGAACACGAGACGATTCAGATAACGATCGAGGAGACCGATGACGGACCTGTCGCCACAATGAGCACGGAAAGGGGGTCGGTCGAAAGACGGGTGCGCGAGTTTGAGACGGATAAGAACTTCCCGCCCGTCGAGGAGGTCGTCGAGCCGGGGTCCCGAGAAAAGGTCGGGCTCGAGGTGTGCGTGGATCCCAAGCTGCTCGCTTGCGCGCTGACGTTCTTCGCCGATTACTGTCCGGGCAAGGCCGTGTTGCTTCGCGTGATAGACACCACCAGCCCGACGGTCGTTGGAATAGAGGGGAAAGGGCACAAGATTCAGATCGTGTTTGCGCAGGAGGAGGGGGACAAACCCTGGCAGCACGTCAAGGCGATGGTGATGGGCATGCAGCTCATCTCGAACGACGACAAGGATCTTCGAAGAATGACGTTCAATGATGGATGAAGAAAGGAAAGCGCAATGACTCAGGACAAGAAACCGAATCGGTTGAGTGCGTCGTGACGTCGCCTCCATACAACCTCGTCCGCGAGTGGTCGGGCGGCGGTCCTGG